CCAGCAACGGGGCTGGGGATTTCGATACGACGTTGAACGTGGACAGCACGAGTGTATTCGTGGGAGCGATGGATGCGCGGGGCGGGCTGTGGGATAGTGCAAGCACGCTCGATCTGACGGACGACGTGGTGGTGACGGGGACATTGGACGCGGCCGGGGCGCTGAACTACGGTCCGAGCAGCTTGTATCCACTTGGAAGTGCTGTAGATGGGTACATCGTGTACTGTGGGGTCACGAGTGGGTTCACGGCAACCGTGACTGTCGCAGTTGGTACGCACGGTGTGACAACCCCGACTGTCGCGATTGCGACAATGATCACGACTCCGGCGGCGACGGCCGCGTTCATTGGTACCAGTATCAGTGGCGACAATGTGGCGATCAACACACGGGGCGCCGACTATAACGCAGCCAGCACGGAAACAACTGCGTACTATTGCATCTATGGTCAGAAGTGAGCGATGGGACGGGCAGGGGCGCGGGTCCCTGCCCGCTCGTGGGAGGTGACAGATGTATCTGGTGAGGGTTCATCCAATGTACCGGTGGGGCGCGGCGACGATCGCGGCGACGGAGTTTGTGAAACATCAGGCGCGGGAATTGCCAGAGATCACTGAGGAGTTGCGGCACGCGGCGGACATAGGGATCCTGGAGATCACTGAGAGTCCTGCGGCAGCGGTGGTGCAAGATTCTGATGCAAAAAGCGACGAAAACAGTGCTGGCCAGCACGTCGCGACGGATGATCACGGTACTGTCACGCAACCGGAATTGCCTGTAGTGGCGCAGAAGCCGCGACGGAAGAAGGTGACCGATGGTTGAGGTTCAGAAGATTACGGTCACCACGACCGGCGCGAATGCCTCAGCCACGGGCACTGGCTACGGCGCCCGGGCGGTCAACGGGGAGGTGCGGGCGTTGTACGTGGACTGGAGCGCGGATGCGCCGAATACCTCGGACATCGACGTGGTGGTGGAGAGCGACGACAACCGACCTGAGGTAGTGTTGTACAGCAAGGATAACGCGGTGACCGATTTGTGGGTCTACCCGAAGGTGCAGTCCACTGACACGGCCGGGGCGGTGGTCACCGGCGAGTATCAACATCCGCTGGCTAACGGCCGTATCAGTGTGTCTATCGCGGGGTGTAATGCGCTGACGACGGCTGTGACCGTTTACGTGTTCATCTGGAGGTAGGGTGGCGATCGGGGCGAACTCATACGGCTCGACCGATGAGGTGGGGGCGCTGACGCCGCTGTATGCCACGGCGACGGGGGTGATCTATTCGACCAGTACCCGGCCGACGCTGGCGCAGGTGGAGAAGTTCGTGGACCGCGTGAGCGGGATTCTCAATGTGTTGCTGGCGGAGGCCGGGTTCAAGGTGCCGGTGAGCCAGGCGGATGCGAAGCTGGCGCTGGATGAGTTCGTGGTGGCGCAGGCGGTGGAGTTGTGCCACGCGGCCAACGGCGCGGGGCCTTATGCGCCCGGGTCGGAGGAGATGCGGGCGGGGTCGCCGTTTCGGGTGATCGAGCAGGAGGCGGCGGAGTTCGTCGGGAAGCACGCGGCGGGTCTCGCGGCGCTAGGGGCGACGCGCAGCCGGGTGCTGGCGTACGGGCTGCAGTGCCGGACGGAGGATGATTCTGGCGACGAGATCGTGCCCATCTTCCAACGCGAGATGATGGGCAACCAGATCGTGGACTGGGATACGGACGTCGAATGATGACTATACGCACCCGAGTTGGTAACGATGGCCGGTGACGCGACGATCCAAAGCGCGCTGCAGACGGTGATCCAGGGCCTGACCGGGACGTTCGCGACGGCGGATGTGGTGCTGGGGGACCTGAAGGTGATCGGGCGGGGCAGTGCGCCGTATGCGGTGATCCTGCCCGGGCCGATGCGGTCGGAGCGGTCGGGGGATTGGGGACAGGTACGGTACCGGTGGACGCATTACGTGGAGGTGTGGGACCGGTTCGCCGGCGACAGTTACAGCAGTATCGTGACGGCCATCCAGTCGGTGATAGACGAGATCAACGCGCATCCGTCGTTGGATGGGACGGCGGGGATCGTGAATTGCCTGGTGGAGGCGCGCTCAGATCCAATCTATCTGTGGCAGAAGGGGCAGGCGCGGGCAACGTTGCCATCGTTCGTGGGATTCCGGTTGACGGTGATGACAATCGAGGAAGTTGTGTACGCGGCTGACGAGTTCGTGACGTAGGAGCCATTCCTACAGGAGAGTTATGCGGATTGCCTGTGTAATCGCCTATAACGAGGAGAGGATGCTCCCAGGATGCCTGGAGAGTGTCCTTGGCCATGGTGGGTTTGAGAGGGTCGTGGTAGTGGATGGAGCGTTTTCGGCGTATCCGCACGATGACCCTGGCAGCACGGATGCGATGGAGGCCATCGCCCGGGCGTACGGGGCAGAATGGATCGGCTGCCGATTGGGGGATGACGGGCAGCCACGGGCCTGGTACGATGAGGTGGAAAAGAGATCCGCGTACCTGGTGGGGCAAGATGGGGATTGGTACGTGGCGCTCGATGCCGATGAGCGACTGCTGGGGCGGCTGCCTGAATTCGAGGCTGGCCAATCTTACGCGCTGTTGGTCAAGGACTGGCTGGCGTTGACGTCCTGGTGCTACCGCATCTTTCAGCATCGGGGATGGATGCGGTACGAGGGGGCACACACGGCGCTGTGGTCCGACGACCGGCTGGTGACCAGCCGGGTAATCACGCACGGGATCCCGCACACGCAATGTTTCCTGGCGCACTTAACACAAGGGCGGACAGCGGACCAGGTGCGGCGGAAGGCTGTGTACACAGCGTGGCAGCAGGAACATGAACGGGAGTACAGGATCAGGTATGGAATTTGAGGTTGGAGGTTGGAGGTTGGAAGTTGGAAGTTGGAGGTTGGAAGTTGGAGTCTGAACCTATCATTTACAAGTTCATCGGGCCGGCGGGGGCTTACGTGATGGCGCTGCCGGCGCGGGATTTGACGGGGGCCGACGTGGTGGGGGCGGAGCGTGAGCACATCACGGTGGCGATGATCGAGGGGTGTGGGTTGTACGTGAAGGCTGAGTTCGTGGAGGTACGGCCGTTCTGTGGTGCAGCCACGGTCGAGGGGGGACGCTGCCGGCGGGGGGTGGAGGAATGGGGCCAGCGGTGTTATCAGCATCAGGAGGTGATGGATGGGGCTTAAGGCATTTCGATATATTCAGGTCAGCAATGTCGAGGGTACGCCCGGCTTAGCCGAGGCGGCTGTGGAGATTTTTTATGGAACCAGCAAGTTCGATGCGGGGGTGACCATTCACCAACCAGTGGAGGACCGGAATTCACTGGCACTGAATGTGGCTACTGACCTGGTAGTGGGCAAGGAAGCACATTTGACGTTGACCGGTGACATCAACTTCCGGCATGCGCTGTGGCTCTGCGCGATGAGTATCTGTGGCAACGTGACGCCGACGCAACCATCCACGACTTTGCAGCCGCTGGCGTATTTGTGGACGTTCGACCCGACGTTGACGGCGGCCAACACGCCGGACATTACGGCGGGGATTGATACGTTCACGTTCGAGGTGGGGGACGATACGCAGAATTTTGAGGCCGAGTATTGCTTCGCGACGAAACTAGAGATTTCGGGCGCGCCGAACGAGGCGTGCAAGTTCACGGCCAGCATCACCGGCCGGCAGTGGTCGAAGACGGAGAAGACGCCAGCGTTGCTGGCACAGGCGGTGCAGTATGCGCCGTTCAACCTGGCAAAGTTTTGGCTTGATACGACCGGTGCAGGCATCGGGGTCACACCAGTAACCGGGTTGCTGAAGGGGTTCACGTGGACACTGGATACGAAATTCAAGCCGCAATACTGTCCGGACGGGCAACTCTATTTCTCCAGTGTGGTCGAGGATGCCAAGGGCCCGGAACTTAAGCTGACCTACGGCTGGGGTACTGCTGCGCTGGCCGAGCAGGCATATTATCTCGATCGGACGAAGCGCTTCGCCAGGATCGGCCTACGGGGAACCACGGCGATTGACGTTGGCCAGGCCAATGTGCCGTATCTGTATCTGGATCAGTGCATCCAGTATAGTGATTGGCCAGAGTGGGGAGACTCGGACGGGCTGACGACGTTCGAGGTGACGTGTAAGCCGGTATACGATGCTGACTGGGCCAAGATCTTTCGCGCATTGCTGTTGACGACATTATCGGCATATCCGACATAGTCCCCGTGGAGGGTGATACAATGGGGATTGTTGCTAATCACCTGTCAAGGAGGGAATGGGATGGTACGAAAGGATCACGGGCTAGTGCAACGGTTGCGCGCTATGCTGCGGGCATTGGGATTGTGCCCAGAAGGGGACATCGGCAAGGATCCCGAATACAAGGTATGGGAGGCGAACACGCGCGCAGAGTTGCACGATCTGATCGAAGGGATGCGGCGCGAGGATCTCTGGGCGCTGCGGGAGGTGGCCTGGTTGCTATCGGGCTGATGGGCGGGTGGGTCAAGCGGCACAGAATGCCCCTAGGGGCATTCTGTGCCGCTTTTTGCTGGATTTGAGCCAGGATGGGCGGTCATCCGCTCAGAATGGCTCCAGGCGCTCGAAAAGGAGGTTGAAGATGCCACGCTTTGTTGTTGATGAGACGAAGGTCATTCACGCGGAGTGGTGGGACGAGGACGAGACGGTTACCATCAAGCGGTTCACGTTCGGGGACCGCCAGAAGTTGGCGCAGGTGGCGTACAAGGTTGGACTGGTCAATCCCAACGATGGCGGTGGGGCGCAGATGAGCGCCGACATCGCAATCGGGGAGATGAACCTGGCAATCCTGGAGATCGGGATTCTGGCCTGGACACTGAAGGGGCCAGAGGGCAAGGTGATGGCGCTGCGGCGGGCGTGGATCGAGGCGCTGCAGGATGAGGACGGCAATTTCATCCTGGCCGAAATCAACGCCTACAACCCAACCAAACGGAGGAAGCCAGAAGATCAGGCCAACTTTCGAGGCGGCGATTGAGGTCGCATTGCGGTCGGGCGGGACGCTCCCGCCCGAACTCTCAGACAGCGTGATTTTGTTGGAGACGGGCTGGTCGTGGGCGGAGTTGATGGCCACGCCGGCCGACGTAGTGGATAATGTGCGGATGTTGTTGAATAAGCGGGCGCTGATCATCAGGGAGCGCCAGCGGGAAGCAGAAGCGAGGTAACGTTGGGTGTCAGTGAAGCCGCGCTGGAGATCATCCTCAAAGCGAGAGACGAAGCCAGTAAGACGGTGAAGGGGGCCGGGGGCGCACTGGAATCGTTGGGTGGGATTGCGGCGGGCATTGCGACCGGCGGGCTGGCATTGGCTGCCGCTGCGGTGGTTGGCATCGGCACGGCGTGCGTAAGGCTGGGGGTGGGGATTGCCAATCTGGCGATTGACGCTGCCCCTCTCCAGAATATCTCGGAATCGTTCGACCGGATCACGGAGGCCTCGGGGATCTCGGGCGACGTGATGATGACGGCGTTACAAGACGCGACGGCGGGGATGATCCCGGCGAGCGATCTGATGACGCTGTACAACGAGGCGGCGATGAAGGCCGGGGAGACGCTGGCCACGCAGTTGCCCGAGGCGCTGGGGTATATGAGCCAGATCGCAGCGGCGACGGGCGGGGATCTGCAGGCGATGGCCGACCGATACACGGAGGCTATCGGCGGGTTGCAACCGGCGGCGCTCGAGCAGATGGGGATCCAGGTTGACCTGAAGTCGCTGAACGAGCAGTACGCGGCGAGCCTGGGGCTGACGGCTGATGAATTGACAAAGGAGCAACAGCAGGCGGCACTGGCAGCAGAGGCGATGCGCCAGTTGCAGGAGAAGACGGCCGGGTTGCCCGAGGTGCAAGGCACGGCCACGCAGCAACTGGCGGCATTCCAGACGACAATTGCGGATACGAAAGATGGGATCGGCCTGGGATTCGTACCGGCCCTGGCGGAGTTGTTGAAGCCGCTGAATGAGATCGTGAGCGGGGTGGGGCCGAAGCTGGTGGAGTGGGCGGGAATAGCCGGGGAGTGGCTGGGCGAGAAGGTGCCGAAGGCGGTGGAATGGCTCAAGGCGAAGTGGGATGAATTGTGGCCAGACCTGTGGAATGCGACCCAGCAGTTGCTGCGAGACGCGCAACCGGTGTGGGAATGGCTGCGCAAGGAGTTCGGCGATTTTACGACGACGATTCTGCCGTGGCTGCAGGATGCGTGGGGCAATCTTCAGCGAGGATGGGCGGAGATCACAGGTGTTTGGAATCGGGATCTGAAACCGGCGCTGGATGATCTGGCGCGGGCGCTGGGTTTAGGGGGTGGGGGGGCCTCGGACTTTGGGGAGATCATGGGGAATCTGGCGGGGTCAGTGATCTGGGCAAATCTGAAGAGTGCAATCGATATAGTCAAATTTGGGTTGGAAATGTTCAAATTGGTAATAGAGGGAGTTACGGGGGCAATAGATGCCATTTCGCGGGCAATTGATTGGTTTAAGCAGCAATGGGAGGCAATTCAGAATATTCAGTTGCCTGACTGGTTGACGCCGGGATCGGCGACACCATTTGAACTGGGGTTGCGCGGGATTGCGGAGGCGATTCAGGGGTTACCAGCGATGCCACAGTTGGCGTTTGCGCCGGCGATGGCGGGCGGGGGGATGGCAGCGCCGATGGCAGGCGGGGCCGGACTGGGCGGGGTGACGTATTACATTACGAATCAGTTCGGGCCGGGGTCGGTGCGGAGTGACGATGACATCGAGGAGATCGCCAGAAGACAGGAGCAGATTCTGGTGCACCGGGGCGTGAGGAGTTTCGAGGTGTAGGATGCCGGGATTGACGATTACGGTCGGCGGAAGCAACATTACGGCGTACGTGGACGTGCGGTCGCTTTCGATCGAGGAGGTGGCGACCGGAGGCGTGGTGGCCACGTGCCGGTTCTCAGTGCGGGATCACAGCGGGACGGTCACGATAAACCCGAAGGCCGTGGTGAACGTAGACGACGATGGGACGACCGTCTTCGCGGGGGAGGTGGTCGAGATCTCGGACGGCCAGGAGGGGATCACCAAGACGTGGGGGATCGTGTGCCAGGATAATAACATCCTGCTCGACGAGACGGTCGTGGCGAGCGCATCGTACGCGGCTACGGTGGCAGATTCCTACATTCTGGGTAATGCAACTTATGGACTATTCCCCCTCTATCGCAGCGACATCAACGCGGTGACGTACGTGGGGACGGTAGATGCCTCGATGGAGGCGGTGGAGTTTGCGGGGATGACGCTGCGGGAGTGTCTCGATGATCTGTGCCGCAGGACGGGCGCACGGTATTACGTGGATTACAATAAGAATTTGCACTATTTTGCGACGGAGGTGAATGCGGCCGGCTTCAGTTTGAGCACGTCGCCGAATGGGACGACGTCGTTTGGGTTCGGCGGGTTCAAGCGGTCGAGGAGCGCAGGGCGGCTGGCGAACAAGGTGTTCGTGCTGGGCAAGGAAGTGAGCAACTGGGTTACTGACCCTGCGAGTATCATCACGTACGGGGAACGGCACGCGGTGAGCCGGGATGAGCGGATCACCACGGCGCAGGGAATCACGGACCGGGGCAATGCGATTCTGGACCGGTACGATCTGCCGCGCTCGTCCTACGAGTTGTGGACGGAGAAGGATGGGCTGCGGGCGGGGATGTCCGTGGCGCTGGTGAACGCAACGTGGGCGATCAATTCGACGTTCTACATCCGGCGGATACGGATGGAGTTCATCGGGCGGGATGGGGAGCGGAGGCGATACCACCTGTCGTTGAATGACGAGCAGATCGAGCCTGCGAAGACGGCCCGGGCTGGTGCGCTGACGATTGCGACGATCGAGACACAGATCACGACGATCGGTGACACGGTGTTCGACACGGATGCACCGGCGGCGCCAGTGCTCGAGAGCGCGAATCTGACGACGGACGTGGACATAGACGCGGACGGGCACCAGGTCGTCTATCTGCAGGTGACGTGGAGCGCAGTGGCGGATACGGACCTGGATCATTACCTGGTGCAGGTGTCCACATCGTCGGATTTCAGCGGGTATACGTGGAGCCGGATCCACCCGGCCGGGGGCAGCCGGATCGAGCGGTTCGTGGGGTTGCTGGGCAACACGACGTACTATGTGCGGGTGCGGGCGGTGGATTGGTCGGGGAACGATTCGGCCTGGAGTACAACGCGGAGCAAGGCGACGGCAAAGGATACGGCCGCGCCAGCGCAAGTGGCTGGGCTGTCGGCGACCAGCAGCCGGACGTTGGTGGGGCTGCAATGGACGGCGAACACTGAAGGCGACCTGAAGCATTATGAGATCCAGCGGGCGCCGGATAGTGGAGGATCGCCAGGGACATACGCGACGATTGCGCTGGCGCGGCTGAATTTCTACATAGATCAGAACTTTACCAGTGCACAGATCGCGGCGGGGAATACGTTCTGGTACCAGGTACGGGCGGTGGACACGAGCGACAACAGCGGGACATACGCCACGGCTGCGAGTGCGACCTTGACGCAGATCGGGACGGATTACATCGCGGCGCTGGCCATCACGGCGGCGAAGATCGCGGCGAATACGATCACGGCGGACAAGATGAACGTCTCTCAGCTGAGCGCAATTACGGCGGATCTGGGGACGATCACGGCGGGGACGGTGACGGGCGCGACGATCCGCACGGCGGCGAGCGGGGCGCGGGTGTTGATGGACTCGACCGAGGGGATCCGATGCTACAATGCCAGCGCTGCGCTATGTGCACAGATCGACGTCGATGGATCGGGGCAGATTGGGGCCAGTGGGGGGACAGTCCCACCCCTAACGTGGAACGCGGCGGGGCAGTTCCAGCGGATCCAGGCGAATCAGTTGCAGATCGGGGAGAGTTTCTTCAATACGGCGGATGGATTGTTGCTGCTGGGACCGCATTGTGAGATTACGACGACGACGTGGAAGTCGCTGCGGGGGCAGGTGGCGATGCTGAGCGGTGGATTCCACCAGACGCAGGGGATGTGGTTGGGGACACGCGGATTGGTGATTGAGGAAGCTACTACCAACAAGATGGAAAATCCATCGATCGAAACCGATACCACAGGATACACTGCTTACACTACTGTCACTACACTGAGCCAAGATAGCACCCGTGCGGTTTTCGGGACATATAACCTGAAGGCAGTCTGCAATGGGGCAGCCGGCGCGCAAGGTCCAATCTACCATCTGGACAGTAAGTTGGCCGCAGCCACCCAATATGCGTTTTCTGTCTACGTGTGGGGCAGCGGAACGATCATGCTACGCTGGCGTGACTGGACCAATGGAGCAGTTGTGGATAGCAGCCCAGTCGTATTGAGTGGTGCAATTCAGCGCACTACACTAATCTTCACCACGGGTGCACTGGTTCCAGCGTCGGCTGGCGTGGCAGTGATCACAAATAGTGCCCAACCCGTCACGTTCTATTCTGATGCCTGGCAAGTCGAAGCAAAAGCCTATGCTACCAGTTACTGTGATGGTTCACTTGGGTACGGCTATGCCTGGACGGGTACGGCACACGCCAGCACGAGCACGCGGACGGCCAACGAGTGCAACCTGGATGCTCACGGTGGGCTGATAAGTGGAAAGAATACACTCTCATTCAGGCTGGCTGTTCAGCCCCTGTATGCTGCTAATGCCACGTGGCCAATCGCCACACCCAACTTATTTATGGATGCCTATGGTGGTGCAACCGATCGACTGTTTGTCTCCTATGGTGCCGATACTGATGTATTTCGAGTTTGGCTGCAAAGCGGGGCAGTCTCGATTCAACTCGAATCGAGCACACAAACTTTTGGTGCAGGTGATTGGCTCGATATTGTGGTCACGCTGGACTTTACCACGGATTCTTACAAACTCTACGTGAACGGGGTACTGGAAGATACCGATACGACTGCCTGTACAGCACCTACTGTGGCCCAGTGGAATTTGGGAAGTTACTACAATGCCACAAATCAGATGGGCGCCGCATTCTGTGAACTGGGCGTGTTTGGTAGGGTACTGGCTGCAAACGAAGTGTCACAGTTGTTTGAATTGCAGCAGCCGTTGGTGGATATAGGGTCGATGCAGACGCCGGGGATTTATATCCTGGATGGGCAATTTAGTATTGCGAGCTCGAGCACCGGAACGCGGATCCAGATCACGGCGGATGAGATTGCGGGGTATAATGCGGCGGGGACGAAGCAGTTCTATCTGCAGGCCAGTGATGGGAAGGCATACGCGGGTGGTGGCGCAGTGTGGCTGGATAGCAACGGTATCACTTTTGCCGCTGGGACAGGGCGAATAAATAGTATTGTCTGGAATGATGGCAGCGATATTGCTCAGATATATAGTTACAAATCGGGAGCCACGGATATTTTGGCATTGCGGGGATTATCACCAGATGTCGGAGATTCCTCAGTGGTTGACCTCGGTGCTACAAACAAAGCGGGTGGGGCCACAACGCTCTCTATAATCAGCCCCGATGTCGCGTCGTATAGTGCCCTCGGGGAAATTGATTTGGGCATTGGTGGCACTCAAAGGTTACGAGTATTCAGCACCGGTATCAAAGTATATGGAGATATGCGGGTCCAAGACGGAATTGCTGCACCTGCCACCGATGCAGGATATGCAATCCTCTACGTGGATAGTGCAGATGGTGACTTGAAAGTGAAATTTGGGGATGGTTTCGTGAGAGTCATTGCGGCGGATAGTTAGCGGCGGATAGTTAGGAGAAGATACGATGAGTGAATCCACGAGCAAATTGGCGAAGGAGCTGAAGGATTTGTTAGGCACGCAATCGAATGGGGAGACGTTGATGCGCGTGCAGGCTTTACTGGCGCAGAATCAGGAGCCGGCACCGGTGGTGGTGGCTGTGCGGTGGGTGGTGGGGCGGCCTGAACAGGAGGCAAGTGTGGTTCTGTTGTCGGATCCCAATGTCGCATTGACGGCTGTGGCTACGACCCTGCGCACAGGGTTGGCTGTGATCGAATCGCAGTTTGAGCGGGTGGCGGCAGAGGCACAGAGCGAGACGGCGCGGTTACGGGCGGCGTTGGAAGCGAAGGGGAAACCTGGCGAGGGGTGAGCTGAGAGTGACCGCCAGGGTATGAAAAAGCGCAACTCTGGCGAGTTGCGCTGCAAGACCAAGTTATGAGCCCGACGAGCTGCCTCTGCTCTACCCCGCAATGTACATGTATTATACCCCGATTTTGCCAGGTGTCAAGGCTAAATTTAGCGCCGGGCTGCCTAATGTGGCAGTCTGACGATTAGTGTGCATTTGGCAACCTGGCGATCTCCACTTCTGCCGCAGAAGTCATTTCTCTATCGTGTATTTGCCACGGCTTTCATATAGTGCTCTGGCCAGTGTAATCACAGAGCGGCGTTCATCGGAAGATAGGCACTGAAAGTAGTCTAACAGCGCGTGTCTCTCATTCTCGTCAGCCAGGGGCGCAGGTAGGAAACCTGCGAGGCGATATAGGCGCTCGAGTGGCATGTTCAGCGCTGGCGCGAGCTTCCCGATTGTCTCGGGCGTAACTTGCATTTGGCCACTGAGGATGGCACTTAGCGTGGATGGCGGTATTTGAGAGCGGCGACTTAACTCCCGCATACTCCAACCTCGTGTCTCTAACTCCCGTAGGAGCCACTGCGTGAAGTCGTTGTTGTTAGGCATAATCTCTCATTATAACCTTAAAATTGTCCAAAATGTTGGACATTTTGTCCTGAAGTACTTGACAAGTCCCTGTAGAAGGACTATAATATACAATGTGCTGCACAATATGATCAGAAGGGTGAACAAATGTCTCAACAACAAACAGTCTTAGGCAAACAGGTCAAGGTATATCTCCCGGCGTTTCTCTATCGTTTGCTCAGCAAGGAAGCGCAAACGACTGGGCGTGCTATGGCGGAGATCATTCGTGAAGAAGTGGCGCAGCGCTATCGGGAAGCTTGTCTGGCAGAGTATCAGCCACAGATTTCTGCCGCAGAAGTCGAGGCGTGATGAAACTCGCGACAGCCATACAAGGGTTTCTCCTATCAAAGTCCGCCGAAGGGGTAAGGGATAGGACCCTCGAATCTTACCGACAACACCTGCGCATCTTCTCAGAGCATCTCAGTGCGGATAAGGAGATCGAGACAATTACCACACCTGACATCGCGGCGTTTCTGGACTGGTTACGGCACAAGTATGTGCCTATGCGATTCAGCGGTGAAGATCATCCCCTGTCAGACAAAAGTAGGCGCAATGTCTACACTACTCTGTCCGCGCTATGGACGTGGGCTAACCAAGAGTTGGGTGTAGAGCACATCATCAGGCGTATCAAAGCCCCTCGTTTCACTGATCCCGCGATTGTCCCATTTTCGCGGGATGATATTGTAGCACTGATTAGCGCCTGTGCAAAGACGGCGGCCTGGCGGACACACAGTGGTGAGGAGGTCCAGGCAGCGCGGCCTACGGGGACGCGGGATCGGGCAATTATTCTTTTGCTTCTTGATACAGGAATGCGGGCTTCTGAGCTATGTGGCTTGAATATTGGCGATGTGGACCTGGAGATGGGGCAGATACGGATTGTGCAACGGCCGGGGGCACCAGGTCCTAAAGGTGGGGTTGAAAGGTACGTGCACCTGGGGAAGTCGGCGCGGCGGGCAGTATGGCTTTACGTGGCTCAGCGGCCAGATGCGGAAGTAGAGGGAAACCCGCTTTTTGCTACGCAGCGTGGGCGGCGATTCAGCCGTGATACGCTGCGGCAGCTTACCTCTCGCTTAGGTGAGCGGGCAAGTGTGAAGGATTGTCATCCGCATCGCTTTCGGCACACATTTGCCATCAACTACCTCAGAAATCAGGGCGATGTGTTTACACTGCAGGCAATCTTGGGACATAAGTCGTTGAAGATGGTCAAGCGGTACCTGGCGCTAGCACAAGTGGACATGGAGGAGGCGCATCGCCGGGCAAGCCCAGTGGATAGATGGGCACTGTAAAGGTGGGGAGGGGAGACCAGGGCAGACACGACGGGGGCTAAACCGAAGTATCACTCCCCTGATCTCCATTGTTAGTATACCACAAGGTTGTGGAGATGGGGGGTTTTTGATGGAAGCGTTAATTAAAGGCATGATCATGGGAATGGTAATGCTGACGAATATAGCAGGACACTGGTTTCCCTGGCGGATTTGGCTGTCTCTGGTTGACGAGGCTGGGAAACTCAAACGTCCGTTTGCCTATGGATATGGATGTGGCAGTATTCTGGCTGGCTTGGCGCTGTGGGCAGCGATTTACGCAGAGTTGGTTAACCCGCCTATGGTGCAAATCTGGGAAGCATGGTCTATGGTTGTATTACTCATCGTGGCGGCTGGAATGGGTGCAATGCTGCCCAGGGCTGTTGAGTGGTTTCTTGACCGACGGCATGATCATGACGATGTGACGGATTATGAGCAGGCCATCACGGAACGACAGCGCCCGACTTGAGGCACTTGAAACTGCCTCAGTGCATCTGAATGATGCGATGCAATCGTGTGGGATATTGGCGGCTCATCTGCGGCGCATATATCGCAGAGTGCCACAGTTGGATCACATTGTGGAACTGGCAAATGGGGAGATGGTTCGCATCATAGATGACTGTGATGCTGCGCACGATTGCGTGAAGCAAGTATTGCAGTCTGACCAGGCGCAACGAAGCGTGGGCAGCCCATAGTTTTTTAGTAGCAGGTAAGAACCGAAAGTTCCGAAACTACCAGTGCGTGGATGGCGCAGGCGCGGCGCGTGGGAACATGGGCCAGAATCACAGTGAAACGCAGCAAACTTACATAATACATCTAGTCGGAAGTACGCTACCGTGTAAGTTGGCAGTTATTGTAAAGTAACCCACCCGGCAAAAAACGTCGGGCTGAGCGGGCGGCGCTATCTGGGCAGTGAGAAATCATAGTAATTTTAGAACCAGGGAAAACGAAAGCTCGCATAGGAGAGGCTGATGGACTTGGAAAAGGTCAAGGAAGCAAATCTTATTGAGGACATCGTTGGCGCGGAATATCCTTTGCGAGGGAGGGGACGGTATCTGCGGGCAGAAAACCACGATAGCCTGGTTGTGGATGTGCATCAGCAGGCGTATTTCTGGAACAGCCAGGGTGAGAGCGGGGATGTCATCACCTGGGTGATGCACCGACGGCGCTGTGATTTTAAGGCGGCGGTTGAGTTCCTGTGTACACAGGCGGGGCTGCCAGCACCTCAGTGGGGCAGTGAAGATGGGCAGGCTGCGCAGGAACGACGGGCGCGGTACGAGGCGTTGACTGTGGCAGCCAGACACTTTGTGAAAGTTCTGCGGCAGAATTCGGCGGCACTGGATTACTGCGCATCACGGGGGTGGACGCCTGAGACGATCCAACAGGCCGGGCTGGGATTCGCCGATGGGGATGCAAAGACGCTGCGCGGGGAATTCACGATGCATAACGTTGACCCGGCAGCGCCTACTACTGCTGCTACGTTCAAAATTGTGAGCGGGATGCTCGTCTACCCGCACGTCGAGGGCGGCAAGGTCGTGTATCTGTCGGCGCGCTCGATCACGGAGAAGCGGCACTTCAATCCGCCTGCTGAGCTGATCGGTGAGCGGCGCTGTTATGTCAACTGGCTCTATAGTCCGCGCGAAGAAAACATTGTGCTGGTCGAGGGGCAGGCCGATGCGATCTCACTGGCGCAGTGGGGGCTGCCAGCGATTGCGCTGGCAGGGGTGAGCGCAGATCAAGGGCTGCTGAAGATGCTGGCGCGGCACAAGGTGATCTACCTGGCGCTCGACCAGGACGACGCGGGTATCAAGGCGGCGCGGGTCATCGCCGACTCGCTCGGGCCCCTGACCCGGCTGGTCACCTGGCCGGTGGGAGATGCGAACGAGTGGCTGCTGGTCGGAGCTACGGAAGATCAGGCGCGCGCGCTGCTAACTGCTGCTCCTACGTGGGTGGAAGTTCTAGCACGGGAGGCGGCCGCGGCAGAGGGGGCAGACCGTGAGCGGATGCTGCGGCGGCTCTTTATCCTAGTGGCGCGGATGAATGAGTTCGCGCTGGCCGTCGAGCGCGAGCACCTGGCCGGGATTCTGGGGATGGGCCTCCGCCAGTTTAACGGGATGCTGAAAGCGACACGGGAGGATCCAGAGCTGGCCGGGGCTACTGCTGCTGAGGATAACGGGGAGCCGCTGATCACCATCGAGGTGGTCGGGGGTTATATCGCTGGCAACTTGTGTGAGTTGATTTATCAGCCGCCAGATGGCGCGATTGGCATAGGCAACAGCACGGGCGGGGGCAAGACCACATTCGCCATCCGGCACGAAGATGGAACGATTACGACGGCGCCCCACGTGGACGTGGAGCACGTGCGGTACGTGCCAATCCCGGCACACAATCGCATCCTGAGTGAGCGGGTCGTGCACTTCCCTACGGCCCTCGGCGAGGTCACTTCTGTGCGCGACCTGGTGCACCTAATCCAGGGCACGGTCCACAAGTACGTGGATGTGGATGTGTTCTATGAGACCCTGTCTGCATATTACGTTCTATTTTCCTGGTTGTATGATTGCTTTAACACGGTGCCGTACATCCGCGCGCTGGGAGATGCGGGCACTGGCAAGTCGAGATTAATCCAGGTGGTGGGGGCGATGTGCTACCGGCCGATCTACGTGTCGGGCGCGGCGACGGTCAGTCCCATCTTCCGCATTCTGGACCGGTACCGGGGAACGTTGGTGCTCGATGAGGCAGATTTTGGCAAGAGTGATGAGGCAGCCGACATCGTAAAGATTTTGAACACCGGTTACCAACGCACGCAGGGGACGGTACTCCGGTCGGGTGACCGCAACACAGGTTTCGAGCCAGAGGTGTTTGTAGTATATGGACCTAAGGTAATTGCTACGCGAAAGAAGTTCCAAGACTGGGCATTGGAAAGCCGGTGCTTGACGAAAGAGATGGGAGGCCCCACGACCCGCGCGGATATTCCGATTGACCTACCGATGTCATTTTGGACTGAGGAAGCACCGACCGTCCGTAATCTGCTGCTGCGCTACCGGCTACAGCATTGGCAGCCACAGATCGAGTTGGATTACTCAGGGCTGGACACGGCGATCGAGCCACGACTCAACCAGGTGACGGTGGCCCTCGTCACGCTGATTGACGATGAAGACCTGCGGGAGGACCTGCGAGCATTCATCCGCGAGTACAACCGGCAGATGGTGGTCGAGCGCGGAATGACGCTGGCCAACAAAGTGCTCGAGGTGCTGGTAGCCGAATACCGGATCGCCAGCGACGACGGCCACGAGCCCGATCTCTCATTGACAACGCTCAGCCAAAAGGTGAACTGGCTGATTGATTATGAGAATTGGGGGGAGGACGAGACCGCAAAGCGGGGGGACAGGCAGGTTACGCCGAAGAAAGTCGGGGGGACAGTCCGTAATGGGTTACACCTGCGCACGGAGCGCGGGGCAACTGCCCACCGGCGCGGCTACCAGGTCATTTGGGACGAGGCACGCATCGAGGGGCTGCGCAAGCGATTCGGGTTAGACGATGAAGCGCTGGTACAAATCATCCAGACGCTATATGAAATTGAGGCACGCGAGACGGCGAAGGGCCAGCAAGAGGAACTGCCAATGTGAGGTAGTAAAGAAGATGGGCGTCTGCTTTTGTGTAACTTGTGCAACTTGTGTAACTTCATGCGGGGGGTATAGGGGGGGAAGAAATATTTTTCGGGAAAATTATTTTTTCCCCGTGGTACCCCCTGGACAAAGTTACACAAGTTACAAAGTTACACAAAACAAGACGCGCATCTGGGTTATTAGTGAGACAGTGGGCCAGCACTCCAGTTATATCAAGTAGATTGTAGTTTTATATGCAACATTGTAACTTATGTAACTTGTATATAGGAGTTAGATGACTTTCGTTTGCCTTTGGCTACTATAAAGAAGATGGATGTCTGGTTTTGTGTAACGTTGTTTATGTCAAGTCAGGGTCAAAGTTACACAAGTTACATACACTACGCGAAATAACGGGCTAAGGCAATCTTGATAGAGGAGATAGTAGGGATGAATGCAGTACATCTCTGTTGTGGAGCAGGTGGTACTACACTCGGGTTCGAGGATGGGGGCATTGGGACTGCGTATGCATTCGACGTGGATCCGGTGATGGTGGAAATTCATAGGCTGAATTTTCACAATGTTCCGTGTGAGGTGCGGGACATTCGACAGATGGGATCTGCCGATGTGCCAGAGGCAGATGTCTGGACGTGTGGAATTCCGTGTGAGCCTTTCAGCCGGGCGGGGCTGGAGCTGGGGACAGCGGATCAGCGCGATATTTCAGGCGAGGTGGCCCGGCTGATTCGTGGGCTCCAGGGGGGCGACTGGCCCACCTACATTTTCCTGGAAAATGTTCCACCATTCGCGAATTCCAACGGGGCAGCCGAGATCCGGGCGGCATTGGATGTGGCGGGGTTCGTGCACCGGCTCGAAGCAATATTTCTCTACGCGGATTGGGGAATCTGCCAGATGCGGCGGCGCTGGCACATCATTGCGAGCCGGGTATCGCCGGTCCCAGTGCCCGAGCCGACGCATAGTGAGGTAGCGGATCTGTTTAGTCGGCGGCCGTGGGTACGGTTCGGGGAGATCCGAGACCAAAACGCCGTAGGGCACGCCAGCGTCAAGGCGCTCAAGGGAATTTTCAGGCGGGTCATTCGGAATGCGGCGCTGTATGGTGATGCGTACAGTCCGCAAATTGTCGGGGACGATGATTTGCTGCCCACAGTGGTCAGTGCATGGCGAGCCCATATAAATGGCACTGCCCCCTTGATCTACAGCGACGGCCGGCTGCGACCCGCGACAATTTTAGAGGCCCGGCGGGCGCAAGGATTCCCTGATGGGTTCCGGTTAGTGGGGACCCAGGTAGAGCAGTGGAAGGCGGTGGGGCAGGCAGTTGCACCGCCGTTCGCAATGGCGGTGGCTAAGGCGATTTTGAATAGAGGAGGTAGTGATGTCTGAGAGTCCGTTTTCTGAACCAACCTGGGCAATCGTTGAGCTTTTCGGGCACAATCTGATTGCTGGCCAGGTGTCGGAGGTCGCCGTGGCGGGAGTAGCGATGCTGCGGGTGGATGTCCCGGCCGTGGACGGCAGCCCTGCATTCACGAAGTTCTATGGGGGGGCGGCGGTATATGCGATCACGCCGACCGACCAGGAGAGTGCATTGCACGCGGTGAACCATTTGCAGGCGCTGCCCATTGCTCCCTGGACTATCCCAATGCGGGTGAAGAAACTACCCGCAAGGGTGATACATGAGGACAACGAAGACGATGGGCTGGAACTAGGTTACTGGATGACGCCAGATGAGGAGGACGAAGATGAGGAGGACGAGGAAGACGACAGTCTAGAGCGATATGGCTGAGTGGGGTTGGTGGCCAGGGAGCATCAGGGGCACCGGTCTGGGCCACCGGGAAGATTGGACCTGGTGTCTCCCTGGCCTGATAGAGTTTAATGGAGGTGAAGCAGTGGATGAGCGAGAGATGAAGTTGATTGAGGCCCCGGCCGGAGTGGCGACGCTGCGCGCGGAGTTGCGGCGGTTCGAGGAGGAGCGCGGGCTGCCGGTGGCCGGGGTCATGGTGAAGCGGCCGGAGATGTTCAAGAGTTTATCCCGCATTCTGGCGTGGATGGGGGTGGCGTTGCCCGTGTGGTACGATAGCACGGTCCGCGACGGGCACGTAGTGCTGGTGGGAGGAGCGGTGCAATGAGGTGGCATGAGCTGACTGCGCTGCAGGCACACGACCTGGACCGCAAGGTCGAGTTGGCCCGGTCGGCGATCGCCGAGGCGTTTGCGGTGGCCCATCGCCCGGCGCTGGCATTCAGCGCGGGCAAGGATTCGACGGTGCTGCGCGATATGATTCTCCGGTTTTTTCCTGATCAGGCCCGGGATCTGATTGTGATCTGGGGCAATACCGGGGTGGAATATCCTGAGTGCATCAAGTTCGCGCACCAGGTAGCGCGGGAAACGCCCCATTAGGCATGGCGCGCAGTGATGCGGGCGGGGATGGCTCAGGAGATCCGCAATCTCCAGCGGGCGATGCGGGCCGGGCAGATGACGCTCTTCGATGCGTTCGAGACTGAGGAGTTGATTGAAGCCCAGCCCTGTGTCTTCGATGACCTCGATGGGCTGCCGTTGGCCAGCGCCGACCTGGTATATGACCCGGAGGTGGAGTGATGAACACGATCGCGCTGACGCTGGGGTTCTTGGCGATTCTGGCGCTGTCTGGAGGGTGTACGGCGGTGGCCCAGGGGCTGGCGCTAGCCGGGCTGGCGGCGACGGGGTTGGGGTTCATCTGGCGGACGGACCGGTCCCGGCGGTTGGGATATGATAGGAGGTTACACTGATGCATAGGCAACAGCGCGGGGTGAATTGTCTGATCGAGTTGTTGAGATCGGGTGGGCGATTGTGCTGCTGCCAGGCTGGGTGCGGTCGTCGCCGCCGGTGCTGGAGCCGCTGACCTCGGCGGACTGGCGGACGCTGGCCACATGGGCGGCGGGGGCGCTGGCTGTGATGATCATCGCCATGCTGGCCAGGTGGGTGGCCAGAGGTTGGAGGCGGAAGTGACCTGGTGGATGGTGCTGGACAGGGTCGAGGGGACGGTGCGGCTGCTGACCGGCACGGAGCTGATCGTCGTCTTCGTGTGGGCCATCGGGGTGGCCTACACGTACGGGCGGATCGTGGGCGGGTTGCACGTGCTGGAGCGGGTGTACCATGAACTGCCCCGGCGCTGGGTTGGCAACCTGGTGCGGCTGGCGCTGTACGCGGCGGGGTGTGTGCTGGCCTGGCCGCTGCTGTTGGGAGCGCTGGCCGGATTTCCATTTCTGGAGGTGGATTGATGGTATTGCCGAAGAAAATCAGGATAGGGCCATTCATTTTTCAGATTATCCCGGTACAGGGTTTACATAGCGATGGAAAAGGATTGTGGGGAGAGGTCCGGCACACACGAAGCGAAATTGCGATTGAATCTGACCTGGCAGACCAGGAGCAGTATGAGACATTGCTCCACGAGGTTTTCCACGTGATTCTGACGCAGGCGGGACGGGATAAGGAAACTGATGACGAGTCCCTGATGGATGTGCTGGCAAACGGGTTGATGGGGGTACTGAGGGATAACCCGGGGTTACAGGATTGGTACGATTGGAAAGCCGACAATGAACCGAGAGCGAGCCTGTGAGATTGAGATGACCGAATCCTAGAAGCGAACCTGAGTTGGAGAGGAAACCAGCACCTTGGAGTGAGCCTTGGAGATTAAGAGAACCGACTTGGACGAGCGAGCCAGGGTTATAGAGAGAACCAAAGCGACAGAGCGAGCCAGGAAGTGGAAGTTAACCTAAGTGCGGAAGCGAGCCAATCCTGATAAGGAAACCAAGAGGTGGAAGCGAGTCATGAGGTGGAAGTTACCCTAATACATTAAGCGAGCCTAGGTAGCAGAGAGATCCAGAGCGGCGGAGCGAGCCCAGGCGACTGAGAAGAACCAAGTGGCGAAAGCGAGCCTCGACTATAGAGAAGAACCAATAACAGAGAGCGAGCCAGGGACTGAGAGAAAACCTAAGTCATAGAGCGAGTTACAGGAGGAATCGAAAATGAAGCAGAAAGAGTTACTCAGGGCGTTGGTGGATTTGCGGGACCGGCAGATCCAGAAGGCACGCATTCAGTTCGGCAGCCGGATTGACGCGATTGTGCGGGGGGCCGATGATGGCGGCGGCAGTGACCAACAGAGCGAGGTGTTGGCATATTACTACGATGCGTTTCTGGGGCTGGAACGTAGGCTGGACGGCGACATCGCGGCGCTGATCCACGACCTGTGCGAGAGTGAGCCCATCATCGAGCAGGTGTTGGCGCTGCGGGGCATAGCAGAGATTCTGGCCGCCAAGTTGCTGGCACCGATCGACATTGAGCGGGCCAACACGGTAAGCGCGCTGTGGCGGTATGCGGGGATGGGCGTGGTGGATGGGGAGCGGGAGCATCCACAGGCCGGAGAGCGCCTGCACTACAACCAGCGGTTGAAGGCGACGGTGTTGCTCATCGCTGGATCGTTTATGAAGGCGAACAGCCCGTACCGGCAGATCTACGACAGCGCGCGGGCATATTACGACGCCAACCGGCCGGACTGGCCGGTGATCCGGCGGCACCGGGCGGCAATGCGCAAGATGGCCAAGATTTTCCTGGCGCATCTGTGGGAGCGCTGGCGCACAATTGAGGGCTTGCCCACGCGAGCGCCGTACGCGCACGAGCGGCTGGGGCATGAACATGAGTACCGGCCGGAGGAGTTCGGGTGGCCGCCGCTGTGATTTCTGCGGCAGAAATGGTACTCAAGTCCTACGGTGGGGTTGACAAGGGGAAAAAGATGTGGTATAATCTTCAGTGGAAGCCGGAAAGCTCCATAGTAGGCGATTTTTTATCGCCACCCATTGACAACTCCATACTGGTTGTGGATAAAGGCCCACAGTGGCAAAATCGCCTGGCTGAGCTTTCCGGCTCCGGGTTGGTAATGCCACTGTGGGCTTTTGTCGTATATGTGGCCTGAAAGGAGCCGGAAAAATGGACGAGCAGGTAGGAACGGGAACGATGGACGAGAGTTGTGGGTTGTATCCTACATCATTGGGCCTGACGGAGTTGGAGGTCAGGCGGGCCGAGTTACGGCTGGGGATCGAGCAGAGGGTGCGGCTGATCACGACGATTCACATACTCGAGCTGATCCTGCAGATCGTGTCGCAGTTGTCGCGGGGGAGTTATTGCGGGGGACAGGAGGCCGGGGGGGATGGGCGTCAAGATCTCGTCGGCTGAGGTGCGGCGGCTGCGCCGGAACGACCAGGCGCTGAGAGCCTGGAAAGGGTCGCTGGTGCAGAACGTAGCGGAGGCGCTGCCGATGCTGAACGGCCGCAAGGGCCTGGCAGAGCCGGATGTGCACGAGCTGATGCGCCTGGTGCGGCAGTTTCTCCAGGCGACGATGGCGATGTTGGACGTGATTGAGTTTCCAGAGGAGGACAAGTAATGGATACACAGGTTTCTGCGGCAGAAGTTAGCGCGCAGGCGATAGAGGCGCTGCGGCAGCAGGTGGAGATCGAGGAGCAGGCGTGGGCAGCGGTCACGGCTCAGCGGGAGAGAGCCGTGAATGAGGAGAGGCAACGCCTCGAAGCGGTCCAGAGTGAGTATCAGCATGGTCTGTGGCTAGAGGCGCTGGGGGCTGATCTGCTCAGTGGACTGAATGCCAGGTTCACGCCCCGTGGTATGGTCCTGTTGTACCGTGGCTGCACCAGGGAATTCATTAGCCAGAATCACTTTCATCATGGTACGGCAGCCGTGCTGCAAGCCATCCTCACTTGGATTAAGGACGTAGACGATGGCTACGCTGCTCAAGAGGAGGACAGGCAGGCACAGCAGGCAGGGATTCAGCGGATAGTGGCTGCGCTCAACCGGGTCCAGAGTGACGAGGATTTCCGCACAATAGAGATTCCCTGGGATCTCGAGGGCCGGGTGGAAATTGCAGAAGCGGAGGAACAGGCCCAGGTGCGGGCGCGGGCGGCCAGGGAAGAGCGGGAGGCGCGGCGGCTGGAGTTGCAGAAGGCGGCGTTCTACCCCTTCGTGTTTTACCGGGTACACTATGGCATTCTGGCGATGGACGACGAGGGCCGTTACGTGGAGAGGGAGTACGTCGATTCACTGACGGCCGAGTGTGACCACCAGGGTTGGTGGTACCCGGTCTCGGGCGGTCATCCGGTCCGCGTGGCGAACGTGTACCAGGTCGAGCGGATCGAGGTGTGCGAGCATACAGAGATGCCGGGATGGTGCGCGAGGCACGAGGTGGAGTTCGGGAAGATCCAGGTCCCGCCAGCGGACGTGGAAAGGCTGTAGGAGAGAAGGCAGGGGGGAGTGCTCTCGCCCCCCTGCCTCAAGCAAGGAGGACGACGGTGTATACGTTAGCACTCATTAACCAGAAGGGCGGAGTCGGAAAAACGACCAGCGCCGTCACGATTGCCCACGGGCTGGCGATTGCGGGCGCGCAGGTGCTGCTCGTGGACCTGGACGCGCAAGGAAACGTGGCCGATGTGCTGGGGCTGGAGAAGCGGGGCGATCTGTACCGGCTATTGTTCGAGCGGGCTCCTGCAGTGCGGAGTTCTGGCCGTGAGCGGTTGGAAGTAGTGCTCGGCGATCACTCGAGTATGGAAGCGCAGGAGCGGTTGGTCGGGCGATCATTCCGGGAGTATGTGCTGCGGGATGCGCTCAAGCAGTACGATTGTTACGACGTCGTGGTGCTCGACGTGGCGCCGGGGGTAGACATTTTTCAGATGTGCGCTTTGGTGGCGTGTGATGGCTTCCTGGTGCCGGTGGCACTCGACTACCTGGCGGCCGTGGGCGCGCGGGATGTGTTGACGAGTGCAGCGAGGTTGAGTCAGCTTGGTCAGGAATATGGAACATTCCTGGGTATCCTGCCCACGTTCTGGGAGCGCACGACTAAGGAATCGGCCGAACAGCTCCAGATTCTGGTAGAGCAATTCGGCAAGATGTCCTGGCCGCCAATCCCGCTCGACGTCAAGGCGCGCGAAGCGCCGGCTTATGGAAAAACACTGTGGGAGTACGCGCCTGACTGCAGGGCATTGTGTGGGGTCGTGATCGAGAACCAGCGGCGGGGCGGATATCGCCAGGTGTTGGTGCGACTGGGCCAGGAGATCGGCAATAAAGGAGGTCGGTGATGGCGGAGCGACAAAAGGTCATAGTGGATCCGGCAGTGGATGCGATCCTGCGAGACAATAATCGGCGGAAGCAGCGACGTGGGATGACCCAAGAGCAGCGCAAACAGGCGATCCGGCATCGGGTTACTTTTGAACTTGATCCTCGTGTAGCACAGATGATTGAGGTCATCAGTAAAGCAGAAGAATGCAGCCCGGCCAGTGTGGTCAACTTGTTGGTGGCCAGAGTGATTCGCCAGTATGTGAGTGGTGAGATCAGTTTTGAAGATCACCGGCGAGTTAGCCGGTCACCTCGATATGATTGGGTGATTGTGCTGCCGGAGGATGTGGATAGCCTCGTCAATGAGTTGGAAAAACGAGGGCAAAAGTAAGAACTGAGTCATCTTGGCCTTGATAGGGTGGGGTTTAACCCCACCATAAAGGGTGGGGTAAGTGGTGGGGTAAGTGGTGGGGTAAGTGGTGGGGTAAGTGGTGGGGTTAGAGGGTTTGAGAGGCATTCTGAGCGATTTTTGGAGCAGAGGCGTATAAATGTCCAGTGACGGGTTTTCAACGTTCCAGGCGGTTGTAGCCGTGTGTGGGGTCTGGCTCCTGGCGGTCACTTTCGTCGTGGTGGCGGGCCGGATGGTGCTGCGCTGGCTACAACCGGGTGGGCCGTTGGGGTGGCTGGCGGACGGGCTGGCCGAGCGGCGCTGGCCAGGGTGGGCGGAACGCCACGGCCAGGTAGCGCCGACGGGGGCGGAACGGAGAGTGGCGGATGGGCAACAACGATAAAGGGCCGACGGTGATCGGGTCGCAGCCGGGGCAGATCGAGATCAAGAAGATAGACGCCGCGGCTGAGGTGAAGGTGCCGTGGGCGCAGATCTGGCGCTTGATGCTGTGCGACTTTGCGATCTACCTGGCGCTGACGGGGTGCTTGATTCTGGCGCGGGAGTGGATTCTGGCGCTGGGGGTGTTGGGGGTGGGAGGGCTGGTGTGCTGGCGGTTGTGGCGGCAGGTGGGCAATTGGTTGATGGTTGGCATCGTTGCATCCATTGTGCTGGCGATTGCACTTGTCGCGGGGGTCCCCCTTGCCCGGCAGGTGTGGCATTGGCTACTGGCGCACCCGCTGGGAGTGCTCCAGGTGTGGGGGATTGGGTTCTTAGTGTTCGTGGTGATCTACCCGATGGTCGTCGGGATGTACCGGTACTCTGTGGAGATCGTGGACCCCAGCGGCCCTGTACCGCCTCGGACGGCAATCGCATGGCCTGGACCGGTGTTGCCCTGGCAGGTGAACCGGATTTTCAAGGCGTTGAATCCACCCAAGGGATCTGAGTCTGAGGTGAAGACGGAGCGGTTGCAGGTGGAGGTGGTGGAGCGTGGGAATGGCAATATGCGAGCGATGGATACGGTCACATTGTTGACCGGACCAGATGCAATCATACGGGGCCGGATGTTGGCAAAGTGGATTCTGACGGGGGCGCAGATTTCGGAGCGAGGCCTGGCGGGGAAGGGACGGCCGTTATCGGGCCGGGAGGAGTACCAGGCATTCATAGATGAGATGCTGGGCCGGGGGTTGGCGGCGTGGCGCAATCCTTCAGAGCACCGGCAGGGGATCGAGTTGACGGCGGTGGGGCGACGGGTGTTGGAGGTGATCGTGGGCAGGAACGGACACGGTGAGGCCGCCCCACCCGCCTCGGAGGGTGCGTGAGGCGTGCGTTCGGGCGCGTAGACGCACGCACGCACGACATTGGGTGTTCTGGCGTCAACGTGACGCTGTTGATATTGCAAGTGTAGACATGGATGGAGGTTACAGATGAAGCTCTTAGGACGAGGGAAGTCATCGAAGCGGTCACAGCAAGGTACGAAGGTTATAGTGTACGATCTGCCCGATACGGATAGGGCAGAAGCAGCGGCGGTGCAAGGACGCGAGGTGGCGATCTTCCGGCCGCCCGTGTTGCTGGATCCGCAGGGACGGACACTGCCGGGGATCTCCAAAGACCTGGTGGCGCGCTACCTGGTGCATACGACGGCAGCGCTAGCTGAGGCAGACCTGGGGCCGGTCACGGTCGAGTGGCTGGAACAGACTGGCCGGTTCGTCAATACGCGATTCTCTATCGCGGCCTGGGGCCAGGCGGTGGAGATTGTACACCCGGCGGCGCCGGTCTCCCAGCGGTTGGCCAATGCCTGGGAGATCTACAAGGGTGGTATCGCGCTCAAGGTGCGTGAGCTCCACAAGGGGCACCAGCGGTTCGATCAGGCCAATGCGCTGATTGCACAGGCCTGCCGGCGGCTGGATCAACTGCGGGACGACGACGTGCCGCAGTTCAGCGACGCCGAGTTCCTGTTCCTGCAGTCAGAATTCAACCGGGCACGGGTGATGAGTGCGCTCGTCCCCGTGGGGCAGGCGCAGGCAGAGGAGGTGATAGGCACGCGGGCAAACGTGGGGTACTGACCGGTTGGTTCTGCCCCTCACCTCAAGGGGTTCGGGTGGGGGGCAGGCGCGAAGCGGTGAGGATATGACGACTACAGACGAGCGCATCGAGCAGTTGCGGGAGTTCTGGGAGCAGCACCGGCGAGAGTGGGGAGCCAAGTCGCGGGCCGTTCATTTGTTGTTTGGGCCGCGTGCGCCGGCGGCGGGCTCGTACTGGGACCGCACGATGGAGGTCATTGAGTTGTTGGAGTGGGAGGGGGAGGAGGAGGGGCAATGTTCTGGGTCGGGTTGATCGTGGGGTTGTTTGTCGGCGTGATAGGTGGGTTGCTCTTGGCGGGGTTGGGCCAGGTATCTCACAGTGCGGATGCGCATTTGGGGGAATGAGTGATATAATTGATATAGAAGGGAGGTGACGATGGACAGGCAGCAATTGAAAGAGGCAATTCTGGAAGAATTGCGGCGGCGACCGGTAGGGCTGTTTGAGTTGTCCATAGAATTGGATGAGAGTCCAACATTGGTACTGGAGGCCCTGCAGGAATTAGAGTCTGAGGAGAAAGTGGGGCCGAGGCCACTCTGGGATAGCACGTACTGGCGTATGGAGTGAACTTCTGCGGCAGAAATTTCTACTTGACATATAAAGGAGGCGGGAGTATACTTTATTGTGACGGGGGCTACCGTGGACGAACTGATCATCCAAGACGGACAGCGGACATACAATATCAGTGGGCGCATCGCCGATGTCGTCCGCTATCTGGTCAAGCGGATGGACATCATTAATAGCCACAAGAAGATGCGTATCGAATTGAACTGCGGTGAGGGAGAGTTTCAGGTTCACTACGAAATCTTTGAGGGCCAGGTAGCCTTTTCTCGATAAAGAGAATAGTTTGACGGCGTAGGCAAGAGAGAAGCGCGCTGGTGATCCCGCAAGGGGTTGCCAGCGCGTTTTTTTGTTACTAATCATAGTCAGTTGAGGAGGTCAAAAGATGAAGGCAAGAGGGTTCGTTATAGTTTTGGTGGTCCTGGTGCTGGCGCTGGGAATGACGCACATGGTGCTGGCCCAGCAGCCGCAGCCATTCGATTCGCCGATCCCGGGCGAAGAGTTCCCGCCACTGCCCGATGTGGATACGGGCAAGATAGACGAGTATATCGCCTCACTGGGCCTGGGGTCAGTCGTGATGGTCGTGATCGAGATCCTCAAGCAGCTCAAGGTCGTTCCCGATGGGCAGGCCGGGCGATGGGCTACGCTGGCCAATGTCGTGCTGTTTGGCATCCTGGCCGTGGCAGGCGTTTTCGGAGTGGACTATACCGGCGACACGGCGCGCATGGTCTTCGATGTGCTCAACCGGATCGGACAGGTAGTGCTGGCCATCCTGACGTCGCCGATCTTCTTCAAGGGCCTGCGGATGGCGCAGGTACTGAAGCCACAGTCTGGTTAGGGATGGGCAACGGGATTGCGTGGTTTGTCGCCGCTGCCGGGTTTTTGACCGGCATCGGGAGCCTGGTGGTTTCGTGGCGTACTGCGCGCGCTTCGGCCAGGAAGGACGAAGTGCAGGCGCTGCGCGAGATTATCGAGGCTCTTCGTGAACGCATCAAGGAGCTGGAGAGCCAGGTCTCTGCCTGGCAGCGGCGATTCACGCGGTTGTGCATCAAGTATCATCTGAACCCGGACGAGGAGATTACCGGGCCGTTGGCGGAATTGCCGGAGCATTAGATGGGCGATAACAATTATCAGTGGGCAGTGGATGCGATTTTGGCCATCGCAGATGATCTGCGAGCGACAATGCAGGCGTCGAATGCGTGGGGTACGAAGCAGGCGGATGAGTTGAAAGCCCTGGCCGGTCGCCTGGCTGCCGATCCAGAGAGCGGGATCGAGCCGTTTGTGGACATCATCGACCAGATGCCCCTCAATCCTCATCCGACCGACCCACCTGCCTGGTGGATGCGGGAACTGGTGCAGATCCAGGGGATCACGATCCACCACACGATGTCTCACGATCCCGTCGCCACGGCGAAGTATTTCTTTACTAAGGGGCGGCCTAGCACAGAGTATCACTATTGGGTCTCCGTGACCGGTCAGTGCTGGCTCTGTGCGCCGCTGCGGTGGGGGTTCTGGCACGATCATACAGGACATCGCAACGTCAACGTCTCCATCGGGATGGCCGGACACCTCCACAAAGTGCGACCGCCACTCTTGCAGCTAAAAGCCACTGTGAGGCTAGTGCGTTGGTTGATGGCTCAATTCAGTGTGACGCTGGAACAAGTGAAGGGCCACAACGACCGGTACGCTGGTACCGTATGCCCGGGGTGGGACGTAGCCAAGTGGCGGTCGCAGTTTTTTGACTTGTTGCAGGAGGCGATACGAGAATGATCGCGCGTTGGGGGCTGGGGCGGATGGGCCGTGTGTGCCCCCCGCCCGCGCACGCCGTCCATCTCCCCAGCCTCGAGGGTGCGATCTAAGGCTATGAGCGACGTATTGACGCTACCCGGCTTTGCAGCGGAGTTGAATTCGCTGGACGAGGCGCAACTGCGCAGCAACGACGCGCGCGAGGTATTCGAGGCGCGCTACGGCGCTGCACCGTGGATGGACGATTACTGGGCGCTGTGCGGCGAGGGCTGGGCCTGGCGGCAGGCGGTCTATATCGTGTGGGCCTCGCAGCCGCGGGACCGGCGCGTGCCGGCGACGCAAGGGGAGCTGGCGACGCAGGAGTTGGGGTTGACGAGCGACCGGGTGATCCGCAAGTGGCGCGCAGAGAACCCGGCGGTAGACGTGCGGATCCGGTCGTTGACGATCTCGCAGCTGGCGAAGGCGCGGGCGCAGGTGATCGCGGCGCTGATCGAGGCGGCCAGCAACCCGAACCCACGTGCGCACGCGGACCGGAAATTAGCGCTGGAGATGCTGGGGGATTACGTGCCTAAGCAAAGGCTGATGGTGGGGGATCTCTTGCCGGACGATCTGCGCGAGCTGGACGAGAACGATCTGCGGGCACTGGCGACGGCGCCGGGGGGTGCCAGTGGCTGACCTGCGGCAGGACGCGAAGGGGGAATTGGCGCGGCGGGAGTTGGCCCGGCGGCGACTGATGGATTTTACCACGTACACCTTCCCCCAGTACCAGGTGGCGCGGCACAATACCCTCCTGGCTGAGTACCTGGAAGAGGTTGAGCGGTACGTGGCCAGCGGCGGGCGGGAGGGGATCGGGCGCTTAATGGTGTTTATGCCCCCTCGCCACGGCAAGAGTGAGTTGGTGAGTATCCGCTTCCCGGCCTGGTTTTTGGGCCGCAACCCCGATAGTCGTGTGATCCTCAGCTCGTGCACAGGTGACCTGGCGGTGGGATTCAGTCGCCAGGTGCGCAACCTGGTGATCGATGCGCCGTTCCGGGCGATTTTTGGCGACCGGAGTTCTGCGGCAGAACCGGTGGCGCTGGCCAGCGACAGTCATGCGGCTAACGCCTGGGATTTTGTGCAGCAGCGGGGGGGAATGGTGGCGGCGGGTGTGGGCGGCGCGATTATCGGGCGCGGGGCACACCTGGCCATCATAGACGATCCATTTCGCGACCGGCGGGATGCGGAGAGTCTGCCGGTGCGGGATCGCACGGACGATTGGTACAGAAGCACGTTATACACGCGGCTGGAGGATGGGGCGGCGGTGGTGCTGATGCACCAGCGCTGGCACGAGGACGACCTGGCGGGGCGGCTATTGCGGCGGATGGTGGGGGAGGATGGGGCAGATCAGTGGACAGTGTTGAATCTACCGGCCGTCGCCGAGGAGTGGGCCGGGGAGGTCCAGGCCGATGACGTGTTGAAGGCATGTCAGGCGGGCTGGTGGCGGTCGGTGGACGTGGTGGGACGGCAGCCGGGCGAGGCGCTGTGGCCTGAGAAATATTCGCTCGATGCGCTGACCACGATCCGCGTGAACATCGGCGGGTACGAGTGGGACGCGCTGTACCAACAGCGGCCGCGGCAGTTGGAAGGGGCGATGATCAAGGCGCATCTGATCAAGGTCGTGACAGCCGAGGAGGTGCCGGCCGGGTTGCGGGAGGCGCGGTACTGGGACCTGGCGGTGAGCGGGAAGGAGCGGGCGGATTACATCGCGGGGGCCAAGATTGGGCGTGGACGGGATGGACGGCTTTACATCCTGGACGTGCGGCGGCTACCGGGACCGTGGGCCGAGGCGCGGCCAACGATGGTGCGGGTGATGCTTGGCGACGACGTCGCGGTGGAGCAGGGGATTGAGGTTGCCGGGCAGCAGGGGGGCTATTTCCAGGAACTGCAGCGAGATGATCAACTCCAGGGCCGGACGCTGCGGGCGGTGAATCCGCGCGAAGTGGGCAACAAGGAAGTGCGGGCGCAGGTGTGGGCCAGCCGGATTGAGGATGGGCTGGTGTATATGGTGCGGGCCACGTGGAACGATGCGTTCGTATCGGAGGCGCTGGGATTCCCGCGAGGCACTTATGACGACCAGGTGGATGCGGTGAGCGGGGCGGTCCAGATGCTGCCGTCTTACGTGAGTTTCAGTGACGTGCCGCAGGCTCCCAGCAGGCCGAGTCGGTGGGACCCGTTCGGGCAAGGGAGGGCGCAATGGCAACAGGCCCAGATGTGAACGAGACCGGCAAGACGGGCTTGATGGCCTTTGCGGGCCAGGTGCAGGAGGCGTACACGCCGGTTCTGAACTGGCCGGCCGCATACAAGATTTTCAACGAGATGCGCCGGCGGGATCCGACCATCCGCACGCTGTGGAATGCGATGATTTTGTTTGCGCGGACGGCGACCTGGTACGCGGAGCCGGGCGGGAAGGCAGATGGTGACAAGCGGGCAGCGGATTTTGTAGGGACCTGCCTGGAGGATATGAGCCACACGGTCGAGGATGCGGTGGAGGATGCACTGAGTTGCGTCTTGTTCGGCTGGTCGTGGATGGAGATGGTGTACAAGCGTCGCCTGGGGCCGGATGCGGATGTGGCCAGCCAATATGACGACAAGGGTATCGGGTGGCGCAAGTGGGCGATGCGGCGACAGTCGTCTTTCTGGCAGTGGGAATTCGACGAGACGGGCGGGGTGCAGGCGCTGATCCAGATGCCAGCGCCGACCTACGAGCAGATCCGCATCCCGATTGAGAAGTCGCTACATTTCACCTCGCAGCGGGATGGCGGCAACCCCGAAGGATTCCCCCTCCTCGAAAGCATCTATGAGATCTGGTATTACCTCAAGAATTACCAGATCATTCAGGGCATTGGGTGGCAGCGCACGTTCGTGGGGCTGCCGGTGTTCGAGTTCGAGGAAAAGCCGCAAGCGGATGATTTGAGCGCCGTGGAGACGGTGGGACAGGCGCTGACGGTAGATGAGAAGCAGTTCGTGTCAGTGCCCACGGGGGTCAAATTCCGGCTGGAATCGGCGCAGAATAGCGGGGCGGAGGCGCTGCTGAACACGATCAAATACTACCGGCTGCTGATGCTGCAGACGACGTTGGCCGATTTCATTGACCTCGGGACCGGGCAGACGGGCTCCTGGGCGCTGGGGTCGGACAAATCGCAATTATTTCTGATGGCAGTGGATGGCTACCTGGACCGGGTGGCCACGGTGGTCAACCGGTTCGGGGTGCCGAGATTGATGGGGTATAACCCGTTTCCGGGGATGGTGACAATGCCCCGGGTGGCACACTCACGGGTAGAGAAACCGGCGTTGGGACAGTTGGGGAACTGGCTCCAGCAGGTCAATACTCTCCTCGATTGGCAGCCAGAGGACACGAACTGGCTGCGGCGGCGGACGGGGATGCCGGTAATCGAGGTGGCAGAGGAGCAGCCAGAGGAGCAGGGGGACGGGGGGGCAGGGGAGCAGGGGCCAGAGGAGGAGCAGGGGGGCGGAGGAGCGGAAGAGCAGGGGGCGGGGGAGGAGCCGTTCGGGGGTTTGGCCGAATTTGCCGAGGGTGGGCACGATGAGGAGCGGGCGGCCATTGAGGCGGAGATCGCGGGGAAAGTGCGGGGGTTCCTGAAGGAGCAACAGGAGCGGGTGCTGGCGATTGCGCAGAGTGGGGGGGACGTGAACGACGCGACGTTCTGGGCGGCAGAGTCGGAGGCGTTGAAGAAGGTCTTGCTGGCCCAGGTACTCAAGCACGCTACGAGCCTGTCGGGGATGGTGATCCAGGAAGCGATGACGGCGTTCGCGGGCGGGGCGGACTGGACGCTGGTCAACGCGGATGCGGCCAGGTGGGCGCGGGAGTACGTGGGGAAGCTGATCAGGGGAATCACGGAGACGACGCGCACGGCCGTCAAGGAGACGGTGGCCACGTGGGTGGAGACGGGAGCGGCGCTGCCCGACCTGGTGAAAGCGCTGACACCGGCGTTCGGGCCAATGCGGGCGGAGATGATCGCGGCGACGGAGGTCACGCGGGCTTATGACGAGGCCAACGACCTGGTGCGGCAGCGGGTGGGGTTGCCGGCGACGGCGTTCAAGGCGCCGGCGCACGTGCGGTGCCGGTGCTACACACGGCCAGTGCTCTTGCCGAACGGCGTGTGGGTGGTGGTGTGGAGTTCGGTCAAGGATGAGTTGGTGTGCCGGCAGCCGCTCGATGTGCCGTGGGGAGAGAGGGTCAGTGGATGCGCGGCGCTCCAGGGCGTGATCGTCTCCGAGGGGGACTACCTGGGGCAGATGCTGGACGATGTGAGGGCCAGGGTGAAATGATCGAGGGTGAGGGGTTCGAGCAATTCCAGATGGACCTGGCCGAATTTATCGCGACGCTGGAGAACTTTCCAGAGATTGCGGCTGGCCAGGTGGAGCTGGCAATCGAGCAGGCGTTGATGGTGCTGCAGGGAGACGCGGCGGATTATCCACCTGCACCGGCTGATAGCCGGTACCGGCGCACAGGGACGCTGGGGCGGTTGTGGGTGGCGGGGCAGCGGGTGGTGGAGGTGGCCGGGAGTGGGACGCTGATTGGGCGGGTGGGGAACGCGACGCCGTACGGGCCGCTGGTACAGGATCCGGAGCGGCAGTTGCCGTTCCACGCCTGGCGCTGGCGGACGACGGCGGATGTGGTGCGGGACAATGAGGCGGCAATTGGGATGTTGTTGGAGAAGGCGGGGGCGGGGATCGTGACGCAGTTGGCCCAGGAGGTGGCGGGATGAAGCGAATTTCTGCGGCAGAAGTTTCGGAATTTCTCTTCGCTGAGGCCAGTGAAGGCAAAGCAGTAGAGGTTCTGCGGACTGGGGAGTTTGTGGACCGCAACGGCAAGACGGTTAAGGTTGCTGATGAAGATCTCGATACATTCGTCGCGAGTTTCGAGGAGGGCACTGCCGGGCAGGAGGTGCCCATTGATGTCAATCACGAGCGCGCCGAGGCGGCGGGCTGGGTACGCAAGGTATGGCGGGATGGGGACCGGTTGCTGGCCAGCGTGGATTGGAACGATGTGGGGCGGAAGTTGGTCGGCGACAAGGTGTATCGCTATCTGAGTGCGACAATTGACCTGGCTAAGAAGGTGATCAAGAGCATCAGCCTAGTCAACTTTCCAGCGGTGAAGGGGTTGCAACCGGTCGAGTTAGGCGAGAGTGGGGTTTATGCGCTGGAGGAAACGAAGCCGGTAGCGCTGGGGGATTTTCTGCAGTCGCGCATCCACAAGATCTTTACTACTATTGCAGACGATCTGGCAGGGGCTGGACACGTGACTGTGGAGGAGCGGATTGCGCTGTCGGGGGCAATTGGGGCAGCATTGAAAGCATTTGCAGATACCGTGGGTGAAGTTGGGACGAAGGTAATCCCGGTCAGCGTGAGTGGGCCAGAGATATGGTTTGCGGAAGAGGCCGAGCTGGTGATCCGCAAGGAAGGAAGCGAAATTATCCTGTATTCATCGGATGAAAGCAAGGTGTTGGGGCGCTTCCCGTTCGGATCGGGCAAAGAGTATGGGAGTGAGGAAGCAGCACGGGAGGCGGCAGCGAAGCGAGAGAAGCAGGTGCAGTATTTCAAGAGAGAAGGGGGTGCGATGACGAAGGACTGGGCAGAGTTGCAAGGGAATATCCAGGCGATTATCGGGGCCTGGGGCAAGTGGGCCGGGTCGTTTACGAAGTGTGAGCAGGTGCTGGCGGGGAAGCCGGGGATCACGGACGAAAAGGCACTCTGCGCGTGGCTGCACAAGCAAGGTGAAGGCAAGTGGCCTGCCGAGGGGCAGGAATATTATCCGAATGTGCTGGAGTTGCAGGCGATTGCGGATGCAGTGGCACCGATGATCGCCAAACTAGAGGAGGAAGAGCAAATGAACGAGAAGGAGTTGGCGGAGATGCGGGAGAAGATCCGCAAGGAGTACGAGGTCGAGCTGGCCGCGCAACAGAAGCAGATGGCGGAGATGCGCGAGAAGGTCAGGGCCGAGGTTGAGGCTGAATTGAAGCAGAAGTTCGCGCGGCGGGCGACACTGGTCGAGTTCGTGGGCCAGGTCACCGGCGGCGAGCACGGCCTGAGCAGCAAGCCGGAGGACATCATAGCGCTGCTCGAAGCATTGCCGGGCGATCAGGAGCGGCAGGCGATGATGGCGATGCTGAAGGCAAAGGTGGTGGATTTCGGGGAGCACGGGTCGGGCCGGGAGGGATCGGGCGGCAAGAAGGCGCTGCCGAAGGAGTACGCGGACGCGCTCGATGCGTTCGAGATGAAGTTGCTGGATCTGCGGGATCCAGTGCTCAACCTGGGCGATCTGAGCGAGTATGACCTGTCGAAGTGGCAGGGGGGAGGTAAGTAGCGATGACTGTACTTTCAGCGAGCAAGAGCAGGCCGGTCAAGTTGCCAGCGGGGGGATTGACAACTCTCCCGCTGAAACTGGCCGGGTACACGAATTTCGGCGGGGGGAGTACGACGCACACGGTCTACAAGGGATCTGTCGTCGTGTGCGATCAGTCTGACACTGATGGGTACTTCCGGGCGGCGCCTTCCAGTGGCAGCACGGCATCGGCATCGGCGGACATTTTCGGCGGCATTGCTGCGGAGAAGGTCGCGGTCGAGGCCGCGGATACGGCGGATGGGGCCAAGAAGTGCACGGTGTACGTCAACGGGATCTGGGGGTTCGCCGTGGGGTCGGTCACGATCACGGACATCGGCGCTCCAGCGTACGCCAGCGACGATGACACGGTGACGACGACCAGTACTAACAACTGGTGGATCGGGACGATCGTGGACGTGGACAGCACCTACGTGTGGGTGGACGTCAGTCACGCGGCGATGCGGACGAATACGCCGACGTAGGAACTGAAACGTGAAGCGTGAGACGTGAAACGTGAAGCGTGAAACGTGAGATGAGGAGGTCTATAGATGATTACACGGACTGATGTTTTGGCGCATCTGGAGTATGGGATGCGTAAGGGGTTCCTGGTGGGGAACAAGGAGTACAAGAACCTGCGGACCGGGTGGGTGCGGGAGACTACGAGCACGGGGGCATTCGAGATTTACGGAGACCTGGGCGCGATCCCGTGGCCGGCGCAGGTGGGTGGCCAGGCCGGGCCAGGTGGGACGGACAGCCGGACCGGGCATCCGCAGGTATCGGGGTTGCACGAAGGCGGTGCGATCACGGTGCTGGGAGGGAATGAACGGGGTCTAGTGGTGTATAACCAGGACTGGGACATTCCCATCGGCATCTGGCACAACGCGATCAACGACAACCGGGTGGGCGGGCTGGAGGAATGGGCGCGCAGTGCGGGGGTGAGGTTCCAGCAGCATATGGATTACTTATGTTTTGCGGCGCTGAACGGCGGCGATGCGACGACCACGTACGGGGCCTGCTACGATAGCCTGGCCTTCTTCCACGACTCGCACTACGACAAGGGGGCTGAATACCAGACCGTGCAAGACAACGTTTACGCGCTGGCGATGACGCTCGACAACTTCGAGACGGTGCGGGTCGCCGCGTCGCAGTTCAAAGATGACAGGGGGATCCCGACCGGGATCGTGCACGACCTGATTATCCACGCGATCAACCTGGAGCGGATGGCGGCGCAGATCACGGACAACAAGGAAACCTACGACACGACCAACCGCGAGATGAACCCATATGCGGGCAAGGTGAACCGGTTGACTGCACCTGGCGGATGGGTGGATTCGACCTTCTGGGCGGTGGTGTGCACGACACTGCCCGAGAAGCCGATCATGCTGCAAATCCGCGAGGGACCGCAACTGGTATTTTGGGACGACAATACCCAGAGCACGGGCATCCGCTATTTCAAGTGGCTGGCTCGATACACGGTCACGTACGGTGACTGGCGGCTCGCGTGCATGGGCAAGACTTAGCACCTGCGGGAGGTGCGGCTTGCGTATCTTTGCGTACTGTACGGAGGAAGCGCGTGTGGCGGTTGCACGCGCGACGGGCGTGCAACCGCTGACCTCTCCGCCGATGACGGCCAGTGAATTCGAGACGAAGTGGCTGGAGGGGTACGACCTGCTCTATTTCCGGCTGCATGGGAAGCGCGGGATACCCGGCTGGTACGGGGATGGAGCAGCCGGGGAACCGGCGGCGCTGTTCTCCGTGCACATCCTGGGTGCCCGGTTATGGGATGTTACGGCCGTGGTGGCCAACTGCTTTAGCGCGGATGACGATCCAATGGTGGATGCGCTGTACCGGGCTGGAGCGGGTTACGTCATCGCCGGACCGGGCGAGAATAAGGCGCTGGGCCGGAAGGTAGTGGGCACAGATTTGCTGGTGCAGTGGGTGCTCCGGGCGCTGCGGGCAGGTTGGACGGTGCCGGTGGCACTGTCAGTGGCAAAGGCGCGGCTGGCGCTGACGGCGTTCCGTGAGAGCGATGCGGATGCGCTGGGGTTCAAGATCGTGAAAAAGAAGGAGTATGGGAGATGAACGAGCGAACATTCCGAACAATCGTAGCAATTAGCATCATCCTATTGGTGCTGGTGGGGATCGCGACTGTGCTGCAGCGCTACGCGATGCCGTCGGAGCCGTATCAAGTGATGAGCCTGAGTGGGAGCGGGGCGAACTTTGAGGGCGCGAATACGGATCAACTGATTGTGGACCAGACGAGCACCGGGGACATCGTGGAGTTCAGGAATAGCGGGACGGTGCGCTGGCGGCTGGCCTACGATGGGACAATCACGTCGAGCGGGGCACAGAACTTTACGGGGGACGTGACGGTTGCAGGTAACGCGGTGGTGACGGGGACGGCTGATTTGCAGGGTGCGGTCTCTGACTCGAACTCTGCGTTTACGGTCAACGATGACGTGGTGATCACCGGGACACTCACCAGCAACGGGGCTGGGGATTTCGATACGACGTTGAACGTGGACAGTACGAGTGTGTTCGTGGGGGCGATGGATGCGCGGGGCGGGCTGTGGGATAGTGCAAGCACGCTCGATCTGACGGACGACGTAGTGGTCACCGGGACGGCTGATTTGCAGGGTGCGGTCTCTGACTCGA